GTCCTGCTCATCTCTGAGCTTTTTCATTTCTTTGATCTTGGCTTTGATAGCTTGAACATCAGCCATGTCTCATCACTCCTTCGATTGCATCTTGTGGATCTCTTGCCTTGACTTTCAGTACCTTGATCTCACCATTCGTATACTGGACTGTAACGTCATGATCAACGAACTCCATAGCATCAGTCTCAGGTGTATTCGGTTGACTGACACAGGCATCCAATACTAAATCAGGTATTCTCATATTATCTCCGTAACATGTTTGTGTTATGGGGGACAGTGGCCTACCATCCCCCATGATCAGGTTGAGCCAAGTTGAAAGCCAAGTAACCCATGAATGCTACATCAGAGTGCAGAGGTGATCCGAGCAACGTCCTAGGATGTTCTCATCATTAACTTATCGTTCAGGATCATATCATGGTTGCTATAACAGGACTGCAACCCTATGGAGCAACCAAGCGGAGACAAGAGCTAGCAACATGTCACACGCTAGTTGCAACCAATTCAACAACCTATATTATATGTATATATATTTAATTATAATAATATATATAAATATAAGTAGGTTGTTCAGAGGGGCTAACATGTAACCCCTCGAAACAAGATCACCCGAAGCTATCGAAATCTTCAGGAACCCTAGCAAGATCAGCATAGTTGCTTACAAGAGTAGTCCAACTCTTGAGCTCAGGATCTTCAAGTCCAGTCATGTAATCAATGATCACCTTACCGACTTGTTCTGGAGTCATACCACCCTCAATGTTTGGGAGTCGGGGCTTCTTCAATGCTGTCCCTTTCTCGCTCATGTGGATTTTATGACTCTCAAGGCATATGGAATCGAAGAACTTCAAAGCGTTACGCTTCGATTTTTCTTTACCAAGAACCCAATTGCACTTGTTAAGGTAGAGAGCATCAACCAACTTGCGTTGGATGAAACGCTCTCTTGCCTGGTCCATGGTATCAGCAGGTTCTTCAATCTCATCAACATCAAAGAGCTCAGCTTGATCAGGCTCAACGTCATCCATGACATCGAGTGTATCCTGCATTCGCATATTGAACTCCTCAACTGTCTCAACATGTTGTTCTGACATGATATTGTATGAGTTGAGTTATGAATTAAGCAGGTTGGCGTTTCATACCATACCCACCCATCTTAGAGAGAACTTTCTTAGCCCCCTCAACCGCTTCTTCCCTGACAGCAGGGTCGGTCTTGAGATCATCGACTGACTCAATACTCGAAGTCAGATCCATAAGATCCTTGCGGATCTCCTCAAGTTCACCATTACCCCTGAAGTTCAACCCTGGTAGAGCATTGGCAACATCAACTAGGTTGGTTACCAAAGTCCCATGGAACTTCTTGCTATCTTCAATGGGAACCTTGAGAGTGTCGTGCATCTTCTGCAACGGCTCCAAGATTCTCTCCCAAACATGTTGAGTGGCATAAGTTTCAACGGCATCCATTGATTCCTTCTGTTGCTTCTTCAACGTAGCTAAAGTCTCAGGGTCCAGAAATGCACCCCCTGACTTAGTGAAGTCACCGAAAGCATCCATGCTATGATGAATGTTCAGGTTCTTCTCTACGTCATCAACAGACGGATAGTTACCCTTGTCATACTTGCTACCAAGTCTTGCTTGACAACGTGCATGCCAACTCTCTTGATCCTGATAGGATCTTTTGAACTTCTTCATTCCATCTTGAACATCTAAGATGAGCGCATCAAATTCCTTCTTGAACTTATTCAAGTTCATTGTTGAAACAATTCGGTGCGGTTGCTTACCCTTCCCAATTGGGAGAGTGTTCTCATAATAGAACTTCTGCAACTTCTTCAGGGGATCTCTGTAAACATCGACACTACTATCATCGACAATCTTGATGCTCACAGAGACTGTCCCATCAGCCATCTTGTTCGCCTCTTGAATAGCGGAAGCCTGCTCCTTGTCAGGAACTGATTTCCTCAGAGGATCTTTGACGTTCAAAGATATCTTGAAAACAAGTTCATCCAAACCCAACGGATTAACAACACTCTTGTTTTGCATAGTATCAATGGTCAAGAGATGGATAATTTACTGATCTTGATAACAAGACCAGAGAACAACGCCATTGTTGTTCTAATATGTTGACTCAATCGAATCAACATAATGGAATAACAAGGTATGAACAAGTATACTATGTTAAACATAGGTTGTCAAGTCTCACCCAAACCCATGCTTTCCAATCTCTTTTTCATCGGACCATACCATAAGTTCGATTTGAACTTGTAAGGCCCATCATATTTTCTTTGGATCATATCACCCATATTGTTATGGAGTTGATTGATCACTTGCTCTGGACACATTTCTAGTCCTTTGACTTGATCGAAAGTATCAAGAATGACTTCATGTATCGCATTCATTTGCTTCGCATGAAACATGTTGCTCCTATATTTTAAGTTGTGGACAAGCCCACTACCCAATCAGGGAAAGGCATGAAACCCGAAAGGGCATTCATAGCATGAGCTTGTCCGAGTTACCCATCGAGATAACTCTAAGAGATGCTCAGGTCGTATCACCAACGCCAGTGATACATTGCAGACCCCCGTCACCCAAGCATCTCTCAGGGCTATCTCACCCTGCTGATTTAAATTTTTCTACTAAGCTAAAGCCACATCATGTTGTTTTCCTTTCATGTATTATCTTAATCTCACGATAAATCTCATTATCCAAGAGCATATCGACTTCACGCATTGCACTCTTGTAAGATGGGAAAATCCCAATCAAAATATTGGTATCATTATCAATGAGATGATAACGTCCCTTTCTTGATTTCTTCCTTATCATCTTCCCAAGGCATTAGCGTAGTTATCGAACATAGCATCAACTTCATCAGATAAAGTAGACTCTCTGTAACCATGTTCATTCATCATCATCAGGATTGATTGTCCATCATACCCATCCCACCAGGGATCATCGGCATCATGCCAAGCTGATACTGGTATCATCTTCAACCCAACCCCAATGATGTAAATCATCATTGTATTCATTTCAAAGATCTGATTAAGGGAGACTTGATTATCTCCAAGACAAGTTGGTGAGCTATTTGTTTCGATCAGGCTGAGTGCAGGTAGCATCATTAGCTTTGACACTCATCCATCCGCAGTGTGCCATAAGAGGCATACTCTCAACTTGTCTTGCAGACAACCAAACTGATCTATCAGAGTCGAAGTCAACTTAATGTTTTGTTAATTGATTAAGTTAATTTAGACGCAAAGTTTACTCATAAGATCGGTAAGAACTCTGTTCTCATTCCAATTGATAGACTTATAAGTTTCCTTGAACTTATGTCTTTCATCAGGATCAAGATGATTTTCCAGTATCTTTTGAGAATTCCATGAACAAGAACCATTCTTCCAATTCTCAAAGAATATCTTGAAATGATTAACCATCTCACCATCATCAAGATTATTGAGTTGTTCAAATAATTCCTCAACAAAATCACGGCATCCGTTATTTGTGTCGAGTTGGTCATGGACCTTCCGAACTATCTCAGCATCGGTTTTATTGATGAGCACACTCACCATTGGTTCACTTGTAATCATAGTTGCCTTTCCAAGCTAACCCCGACCCTGAAAGATCAGTCTGACTTTACACAGACTTGTTACTGATAAGAATGTCAAAGAACTAAACGATAACTATCTGATAAAATTACTGATACTCCCGATAGGTCGTATGTCCAGAATAAACTGGAGCTAGACGCATCATATCGGTCGGGATGAGAGAACGCTTTTCATCCCTGGAAACTTGTCTGGAACGTTGAGTCCATAATTTATTAAAGACCTTGGACTCCCTTTTAGGTCTTTTGCCTACGCCATGAAGATGACCAACTCCTCCGCTTGAAGTCAGACCAGTAGTCCAACCTCTTTTGTAAACAGATGAGTTCTTCATTGGTCCAGTTGGTAACTTGGATATGTCAACTGGGACCAACTTTATCACCCTGGGAGCCGAAGTGATCTTGACTTGCTCAGGGATTGACTCGAAAGTCTCCCTCACTTGGGCCTTGATTCTCCGACTTGCTCGATCAGGATTGACCTTACGATCAACCATTTGATGAGCCATCTTCATTGCTTCTGAATGAGTAACATCAGAAGTTCTGAAGATTTGCCAGGACATCTTCATGACAAGTCTAGATCTCTCCGATCTTGTCATGATGTCTCCATTCATTTATTTAAGAACTGCTACAACTTAAACCCTGACCACCCGAAGTGATCTATACAGATGTATATGTTCCCCCGCCAAGCCAGTGACTTGACTCACCACCATTAGACCACGCCACCCCCCACAGTGAACCTGGCTTGAAAAATTGTATAAGGATTCGCACGCGTATACAGAGGGGGAGGGGTCGCGCACCCCCGTACCCACATATATATGGGACTCCTAAGACATTTTCACACAACCTTGACTTTCAAATAAAAACGGTTGTATAACGTTCGTAACACGTTCGTAGAACACCAAAAGACACCATTAGGGCTTATGCAACCAATAAGAAAGTTGACAAAGCAGAAGCTAATTAGACTGCAAGAGGACTATGAGCAGGGTATGGGCTCACAGACGAACATAGCGAAGCGTTATGGTATTAGTAGGGCTAGGTTATGGCAGATAGCCAAGGAGTTTGATTGGGAGTTTGGGGGCAAGCGTAAGGCTGATTTAAAGAGGTTTTCAGAGATATCTTCCGCTAGGCTGAATGCACAGCGCACTGAGGCAGTTGAGTCTCATGCTTTGGAGCTACAGCACTATAGGGAAGATTTAGATGCGGTGAAAACTTTAGATGAGGCTTTATTGCTTGAGAAGAAGGTCCACATTCTTGAGAAGTTGATCAAGAGTGAGAGGACTGCATTTGGGTTGCCTAATGAGATCAGACAGCTTGAATCGAAGCAGGATGTAAATATCCGTGTTGAGGACATGCTGAAGACTCTTGAGGCTAAAAAGAAGGACATCACATATGAGGTCATAGATGAAGCCGATCCAGCGAGACTACTCACGAATGAACAAAACGGAGCAGAAGTATGCAGCACACCTGTATGATCTGTATGAAAGCCGTGGAATAGTAAGATATGATTTTGAGCCTTTTGGGTTAAGGCTCGCAGAAGAGAAGTGTTACTACCATCCTGATTTTTTAGTTACTTATCCTGATAGATTCGAGATCCACGAGGTCAAGGGTTTTGATAGATCCAGAAAAAGACCTAGAGTAGAGGATGATGCAATGGTGAAATTTAAGGTTGCATCAGCTTTATTTGATTTCTGGGTGTTCAGAATGGTTTGGTTTGACACAGATAAGAAGGAATGGGACTCCAAGGTATATAAGCCAGGAGCTTAATGGACCCGTTAGCGTACCAGACCTACCTAAATAGCCTGCTGAGTGATGACGAGCTCTACTTCTATGAGTGTTTAAAGATTGTAGAGTTTGGTACAAAGCAGTTAATCCCCTTTAAATTGAACAATGTACAGAAGATCCTGCACGACATGGCAGAATCCCAGAAGAAGGATGATGACCATGTACGTATGATTGTGTTGAAAGCACGTAGATTTGGGATATCTACCTACATACAGGCACGTTTGTTTAAGAAATGCGCCACTCAGTATAACAAGACCGTCCATATTGCCACGCATGACCGTTCAACGTCTGACACCATGTTCCAGATGACTAGGATTATGGAGCAGAATTACCCAAAGCTGATAAAGCCAGAGGTAATGTATAGCGGAAAGCGTGAATTGATGTGGGCCTCAGAGGAAGGAGGTGGTTTAAATAGCAAATATGGTCTTAGTTCTGTAGGGGGTGCTGAGGTAAGAGGGGATGCTATTGATTTTTTGCACTGTTCAGAGATAAGTAGCTGGGGTGAAAGGGCTAGAGAGTTCTCTATCGGGTTGCAGAACTGCGTATTATCTGGGTTTGACACGGAAATATGGCTAGAAAGCACTGCGAAGGGTGTAGGTAATTTTTTCTATGACGAATTCTGGAGAGCATGGGAGGGGAAATCTGGTTTTAGGGCAGCATTCTTCCCATGGTTCATCTTTCCTGAGTACAAAACCCCACTAAATGAGAAAGAACTTCTTGATGACAAGTTTCTGAATAGTTTAGGGACTGAGAGAAGGTATGGTGGTAAGGAAGAGCTAGATTTATTGGGGGTTACCAAGACGTATAAGACGGATTCTGCGGAATATAAGTTTGAAATTACAGCAGAGCACCTGAAATGGAGAAGAAGGTGTATTGATACGCAGTGTCAGGGGGATCTTTTGATGTTTAACCAGGAGTACCCAGTAACAGAGGAGAGTGCTTTTGTTACTTCTGGTAGATCTGTCTTTGACCTGCA